AGGCATCACGCTGAGTGGTTTGCTCGATGACGTAAGGCGTAAATACCTCGGGGATGATGATGTCAGAGCGAAGAGTCGCCATGACTAAAAATCCTCAAGAATGACGTTTACGGTGTGGGCGTAACCCGATCTGGCTCCGCGTAGCTTTGCCTTCACAAAAAGTTTAGCGTGCGGCTGCGGCTTTCAACCTTTCGTATAAATCGCGATCAGTTCTAAACAATCGAGACTGTTCAGTTAGGTTGAACGATTCTTTGGCGAATGGATTTTTTGTGCCTGCAGGAATTTCGCCTGAACTACGACCAGCAGGTGCTCCACTGCCTTGCGGCTTAGGCTGCTTCTGCATCCAACTGGGCAACGATTGCTTCGCCCAATCACCGACAGGCGTACGCTGATAACCATCAACAACTACAACAGTGCCGTCAGCTTCGCGCTGAATCTGATCCTTGTTCAGCTTCGTCTTGAGCACAAGATCAGGATCATGCACAATATCCGCCAAAGCAGAAACAGCAGGCGAAATCAGCTCTAGCTCTTTGACACGGGCTTCAAGTTCGGCAATGCGCTGATCCTTTTCCGCCGTAACCTCGCGAAACTGCTGCTCAAGTGCTTGCCTCGCTTCGGTGTATTTGCCTTCAGACTCAAGCTTTGACTGTTCAACTTGACGCTTAAAGTCAACTAGCTCTTGAACATCAACGCCATCAGGCACAGCCTTAGCCTTTTTAAGCTTGCCGATCAGCTCATGATTCTTGCGCTCAAGCGCTTCAATACTGTTTTTTAGCGCGTCAAGCTCTTGATTACTTGTAGCTTCAACAGGCGTAGCCTCTTGAATTTGCTCTTCAGACATGAATAACTCGTAGAGTTAATTGCATTCAAATAATATCACTATTGACGTTTTGGTGCTTTACGCAATTGTGATTGACGCTTGAGCACAGGATTTCCTGTTGATTCAGACTTGATCCGAATCACAGGATCGTCTTTGCTGCCAACGCGAATGATGTTGCCACCGCTTGGGCCTTTGATCATTGCACGCTCACCAGCAACGCTAGTGACTACGCCGTAAGTGCGCTTGCCTTGATAGGTCCAGCTGACACGATCACCACGCTTCACTTCTTTTTGCCTCCTTTTTTCTTGGAGCCTTTAGGCATTTTCTTGCCGCCGTAATGACCAGGCATTAGATCAAAGCGAATCAACTCAGCCTAACGACGTGGCTTTTGCTTGCGAGCCTTTCTAGCTTGCGAAAATGCAATAGCTGCAGCCTGTTGTCGCGAATAACCTTCTTTGATCAGCTGACGGATGTTCTGCGAAATCGTCTGCTGAGACTTACCTTTCTTTAACGGCACCGTATCGCTTGCGGAGCTGATCTAAGGTTAGCTCTGAGCCGTCATCACGAACCATCTTTGCAATGGCATCCTTTGGGCCATACTTATTCGACAGCCTTGTAAAATAAGCAACTTTTTCAGCGCCAAGCACTTCAGCCTGAGTTGCTTTTGACTGTTTACTCAGCCACTGTCCATAGCTTTCATTTGCAGGCACAGGACCATCCATGCTTGCTCGTTTGCCAGGTGGTGGTGGCTCAATGCCTAAACCTTCGTAATCAACAACAGCAACAGTCGTAGACCTGCAGTTGAAGTGCTGCGGTGGCATTGGGCCTTTGCCGTATTCAAACTCTCGACCATCAAGCGCACGACAAATCGCAGAAGTTCGTGTGTCAAGCGTGGCAACGTAACGATATTTCTTCGTCACGTCTTGATTCGCTTCGTAAACCTGCTGTGATGCAGCGTTGCTTACCTGATTAATACTTGTGCGAACAAGTGCCATTACTTGATTATTCGCCACCGTTGTGACCTGTCCGCCTGCAACTGCAATCTGCCTGATGCTGCCAGGCTGCCCAAAACGAAGCCTTCCTTTTATCCTACGAGCAATGCTGTCTGTTGTCTCGCCAGTCAGCAATCCGTTTCTTACAACTTGCGCAAAAAGATCAGCCTGATTTTCAGCGATACCGCGAAACGCTTTAACAATAACTTGACCGTTTGGCAACGTTATAGTCGTGCCTTGCGCTGCCGTCAAACTAAATGTTTGAGGTGCGCCTTGCACTGCAGCAACAAGATCATCAGACAATGCAACGACATTGATTTGAGTAGGATCTGTCGTAACAACAGCTTGCGCAAACTGCGGTGAAATCTCCACCGTATTAACAAGGCTGCGACTTCCAGCCGGTAAAACTTTTCTAAGTTGTTCTTCTACAAATTCAGACTGCAGTTCAGCTAAACCTTGCAACTCAGGCACCATAATCTCCGTTGAATCACCAGCCCAGGTGTCCAACGATTCTTTTAGTTGCGCAAGAATTGATCTTAACCTCGCTGCCTTGAATGAATCGTCAAGATCCTCAATTGCACGAAGCTGAGCAACGCTATCCAAAATAATATCGTTGTAAGCATTGATGATCCGCCTTGCAACACTGTTGCTATAGCGATTAAGATCAATCGCGTTTCGATATAGGCTTGCCGGTGTTGTCATTCATCAAAGAAGCCTAGAAGCTCCGGCTCAATATCTGTCAAAATAGAAACGTCAGCACCACCTTTTAACGCTTGGGCGACAATCATAGAAAACTCAGGAATCATATCCTCTTCATCCTGGTCTTCGTAAATCAGCTTAACTTCATCAATTGACTCAATACCATATTCGCTAAACCAAGATAACCTTACGATGGCAAACGTATCTTCTGGCAATTCACGCTTGCTAACGTACAACATGCGCTGACGCTCAAATTCCTGTTCCATCCTGAGCAGTCTCCGCAACCATTTCATCATGCCGGGATTTCATCCTCTTGTTCGGGTTCAGCCGAAGCCTCAGGCATAGACGGAGATGCTTCAGGCTCAGGGCGTTGCATCTCGATCAGACCGCCGTTTTGAGTTGCCTCAAGTTCAGCCTCAACTTCAAAATCATCGCCCAACACTTCGCCTTCGGCAAGCTGATTTAACAATGTCTCCTGAGTGATGGTGCCTGCGGTGTAAAGCTGCAACAATGATTGGATCTCCTGCGGCTCAAGCCGAGTACCAAGAAAATCACGATTGACATAACTGCTGCCAGCCTGAGATTCTTGCAGATAATCTGCATGGAACTTCAAGCAATTGTCAATCATATCCTGCACATTTTGAGCGATCACCATCATGGTTGAATCACCCTGACTGCGATCAATACGCTTAGCCTCTGCAGTTTCAGCGCTTAGCTTTTGACCTAAGACAGCCGACAATCCAAGCTCATTGATCTGTCCTGCAATTTGCTCCAGTCGCTTAAATTGGGCGTCATAGCTCTTTCCGCCTGGCTCAATATATTCAGCACGGCCATCAGCAGGGAAAGCAATAGCTTCGCCAGGACCGGCGCTAACTTCTTCAGCAGCAGATGGAAAGCCATAAAACGCAAGCATTGGGACAGCTGAAATATGCAGCTGATTGTCAAGATCAGATTGAACCTGATAAGCCTTAAGATTCAGCTCTGCAATATCTTCCATCGGCGGACGTGATTCCATCACGTTGACGCGATTGCTGTAAGCAACGGCAAACGGAATATAGTCAAGGCTTGTTGTGCCTTCTTCAATTTTCTTCAGTTCGCCTTTAGTGTCACGCTGATGAATCTCAAATCCGCCAGGCGTCAATACTCGCACCTGCTCAACTTCTTTTTCGCCATATTCACCATCAGCCTGAATAACCTTCTCAAGCAAACGAAGTTGCACAAGCTTTTGAGCACCGTCAACAAGTTCAGTGCGCCAGCCTAAAATTTCACGCGGCGTATAAGTCACCCAATATGGTCTGCCGTTGCTCCCAGCAGCAGGAGCATCGACCAACACACCCACATGGCCATAACGTATGCAGCGACGAGCTGTTTCATAACACCAGACGTTAAGATCGTTGCCTTGCAGGTCTACATCAAACAACTGCTCACGAATGGTGTCTGAGACATCATTTAGCCTGACAGGTTTGCGAGTCAACATACCTGCAAGCATTCGCTCAAGCCGCACAAAGTAAGGCGGACAAGTAGAACGAGCTAGACGATTGTCATACGCTTCATCTAGTTCTCGCGGTTCTTGCGGTAGATAACGCCGATGCTTACGGCGCATCTCATAGCTACCGCCTTGTAAATCTTCAATCAGGATCCAATGTGGCTCTTGATTTACCCAAGCTGCATTTGGATCATTGACCTGTGAGACATTTGCCGCACGCTGACGGTCATAAAAGTTGTAACCGGAGTACACGGCGCAATCTCACAGGTCTATAGCGACAGTTTAAGCCGCTGCGGTAGCAGCAGTCAGTTGCACGCTATTTCGGCCAAGTTTAATTTCAAACTCCTGGCCAGGCTCAAAGCCAAGTTCTTTGATGTAAGCACTGCCTACCAAAAGGTTGCCATTGCCTTGCACCTTGGTTTTGTGCGTAAGCTTTCGGCCCATTTTTTTAGGCTTCTTCAGGTCAACGCCTTTGGCCATTAGCAACGCTTCATAAAAAGCGGTGTAGTTAAGCGATTCGTTGCCTTCAGCAGTGATGCTGACGTAGCCGCATTCACGGACAAGCTCAGAGCGTGGGACATCACCGAGCTGGCGGCATTTTTTGAGTAGTTCAGTGCCTTCGAGCATGTTCAAAACAATAGAACATGCCCAAGGTACTGAAAGATTTAGCCGTTGTCTAGTGTTTTGTCGATGGTAATTTTTGCCTTGCCATCAGAGTCGATTTTGATGACCTGATGCTTACGCGGTTCGCCATGCTTTGACTTGAGCAGCCTGCCGACGGCGGTGATTTGCGGGTGCCGTATCATTCTCCTTTAGCCTGTCGCTTTGCGCGGAAGCAACTTCTCATTTCAGTTTATCAACCCTTTTTACGCTTCTTCTTGCCACCCGTTGACGGGTCTTGTTTTTTGCCTTCCTTGGTCAGCCTGCCACGGTAGTCACGGCTGCGCTTATCAGTGACAGATGGCTTATCAAATGCCTTCTTAGCGCGTGCCTTATCTCTTGCATTCATTTTGTTTTTAAGCTTATCAACCTGCCCTTTTAGGTCTTGAATCTTTTCTTTCGCGCCTTTCAAATCTCTGCCTTTGGCGATCACATTGTCAATCGCTTTGTTCATCTTGGTGCGCGGTGACTTGGGACCAGGCTTAATGGTGTTTTTCGCGCCAAACTTGCCGCCAGTACGTGCAATGCTGTTCTGTTTGGGTGGCTTGGGCAGATTGCCTGTTGGCCTGATGTTTGAAGCATTGGTAGCAGGCTTGCGCTTTGCCTTGCCAGGCTTAATCACACCTGCCTGTGCTGGACCCTTGGTCTGAGCACCGCCACCTTTTCTTGTTTGTTTTGACTTGCTGGTAAGCCGTGAATTAGTGCCGCCAGTTTGTCCGCTATAGCCTTTCGCTGCAAACCGTCCTTTAGCATCGCGAACATAACGGCGTGCCATAGCACTGAAGCAGCAATCTCAATAAATTCTAATGCCGGTGCCACGTCCTGATCGTGCGTGCAATGGATTAAACAACCGCCAGATCGCATAACCTAACGCGTCATTCATGTGGTCGTATCCTGCATCTTTATCAGGGTCGCCTTTTTCTGTGTAGCTTTGCAGCTCTAAGCATTCAACCGTACGCTTACAGTTTTTCGTAACCTGCAGCCTTACTTGTCCTTTCCCATTTTCCAGCACAGCTTGAACAGCAGCCACCCGATCACGGACGGCAGGATTTGATCTACCGGATTGATTGCTGAAGCCATAGGTCTCCAAGATTTGAATATCGGTTTGCGCGGCGTTCGTGCTTCGGTTTCCGCCT